GGTTGTTTGATCCTGAACTAATATTAACCTTGTAATTGTTTGGGAAATTATAATTTTCATTATTTAATTGATTAAAAAAACTTGTGGATTTAGTGTAGCCGTAAGCTTTTACGCCTGGATATTTTTTTAATAAATCCATCCAAAAAATAACTTCTTTTTTGCTTTTGAAGTCCCCGTCTACGTACAATCTAAAAAATTTAATTTTACCAGTTTTTACAAGTCTTTTAAAATCTTGTTTAATTATCCAGGAATAATTTTTTTCTAATAATATGGTATTTTGAATGAATCTTGTTTGAACTCCTGGATATCTTAAACTAGTTAGAGAATAACACAAATTGACACAATCTCCAGCACCTGGACAATTAACAATAGGAGCATTAGAAAAGCTTATAAATGGTAATTTAGAATTACCCTTGGTAAATATTTGGTTACATAATTTTATATGTTCAGTTTTTAAAGAATCTAAAAAAATTAATAATTTTGAATATGTAACAATATAACCCGCCCTGTTTTGCTGACTTGCTTTTAAAATAATATCTTGAACTTTGATTTTTAATTCATCAATTAAACCTAGTTTTGATAATTCTAATAAATACATTATTTCAGCACGTTTTAAAAAAGTGTTATTTTTCATCTAATAACCTTCCATTATTTTATTTAACCTAAGACCAGGGCTAAGCCCTGGTTTCGTCTTTATAGACTCGTCAGTTAGGATTTATTATTTAGCCATAAAGAAGCTCACCAAATGTTGCAACTTGTAAGATAGAATCATTATGAGTAGAATCCATATAACCAAGTTCATCATCTTTAAAAGCGTCAAATATCAAATCTGAAATGGAATCATTTACTTTAGTTTCATAAAGTATTATATCAATAATAGCGTTTAATATGTCAGAAACCTCTAAAGTGTGTTCTTGATTGCAATCAGTAATTAATTTAATCTTACTATTTAACCCCGTTATTTTTTCAGTTTTAAAACTATTTAGCCAGTAGTTTGAGTCTGCTCCCATCATTGAAACCAAGCTTTTTAATTGCTCCAATGTGACAACAAGCTCTAAGTCACCGCAAAAATTAGTTATGTGAAATTTGTTTTTTGATTTTGTATTCATTTTTAAGATATCCTCTATTATTTATTTAATCTAAAAACAATATAGCACAATAAAACAATAAAACAAATAATAAAATGCACAATACAACAATATATAATTAAATAATAAATATAAATGTTATTTTAACGGCTACCAGGTAGCCAAATTTTTTTAGATAGTGGCAAAACGCTCAAAAAGTGCATTGCATTAAAAGAAATAATTAAATAATAAACATATATATATATTTAAGATACATCCGCCCCCCTAAAAAAAAGGCTTATAGAATTAATATCTATAAAAATATGGTAGAATAGACAAATAAAAGATTGAAACAGGGTTTATATCCCAGCCTAACCGCAACAATAAAATGATTTAGATAAAAAAGACAACAAAAAGACCACAAAATAAATAAAAATTGACGGGTCCAAAATCCACCTTTTCAATTGGGGGCGGGGTGGGGCGCCCAAGGTTTCGTTTGCCCCCGTGTTTACTCACGGCGAAAATTTTTTGGTGTCAGAGGTTGGTATCATTGCACAATAGTGCTTATTATTACCATATTAAAATGGCTAAGACTACACTCACTAAACCCGCACCTAATTCTGTGTTATACGAAGATTGGTTTACCAATTCTTGTCGCAAAGAAAAAAAGAGGTCTAAGCTACCTCCTAGTAAATATACTGAGTTCCTGGACGTGTTGAATAAACACAAAGGTAATTTGAATATGGCTTGTAAAGAATACGATCTTCATCTTCAGGCGGTTCGAAATATTATGACACAAGAGCCAATGCTATCTCACGCTATAAATCAGATCAAGGAGTACCATAAACAGAAGTCTTTGGAAGAACTTGAAAATGTGAGCTTGGAGAATGCAAAGATACCTAGAAATTTTTCGGAACGTGCTTTTCAATTAAAAGCAATGGACCCTGGTAAATATCGTGAGCGTACTCAACAACAGAATACTCAGGTAAACGTAATGGTTGCTGGAACTCCTATTAAAGATAGGGTAAGTATTATAGAAAAATTGGAGGAACGAGTTGCCAAAAATTGAGGGCGATGCCTTAGAGATCATTACAGACATTATGGAAAACCTAAATGTCCTATTTACAATATTACACGCTGAGGGAGCAACAGACCAAATACCATCTTCTGTATATAAGGGTGCGATGCTGGTCTTAAAAGATGGGACCTCAGAAGTGGATGCTTATTTTTTAAATGGATGGGCTGAGGCGTGAGCGAACTCTACGTTGGTTATACGGACGAATCAGGCAATCCCACCACGCCTCTAGCTCATCAAGATGAATATCATTTGTATACAGGTTGGGCTAAACATCATTTATTAGCTGGAAGTCTTGGAACAGGAAAGACCGATGCGATGTGTGTGGAAGCGGTCAAACAATCTTTGGAAATAGATAACAATCTTGGGTTGATGGGTAGAAAAGTTTTAGATGCTTTTAAGAAGTCTACACTTCTTCAGCTTTTAGATATTGCTGGTGACTCTATAAAAAAACATTATCCTGTGGATCATTTGATACAGTTTAAAAATGGCTCAAGAATTATTTATATGGCGTTGGATGATTCTAGGGATGCAATTCAGCGTATCAAATCTTTGAACCTAGGATTTTTTGCTTTTGACCAGCTTGAAGAGATTCCTGAAAATACATTTATAGCAGCTAGTGGTCAGTTAAGACGTAAGGGAAGTTTAAGATGTTCCTTTCATACTTGTAACCCAGCTGGACATTCTTGGGTATGGCAAAAATTTGTGAAGAATAAAAATAAAGACCCAAAGCATTTCAGGCTGATAGAAACAAGGACTTGGACACCTGATGTACCCCCTCCAACAACACAACAGGAAGTACGAGCCTATTCTGACAATCCATATCTTCCCCCTGATTATATATCAGAACTTCTGTCAATGCCTCAAGCTTGGGTCAAGCGTTATGTCTATTGTAATTGGGATGATTTTGCTGGATTGGTCTATCCGATGTTTGATGAAAAGTTACATATGGTAAAACCTTGGAAGATACCTGATTGGTATAACCATTATGTGGTTTATGACTATGGATATAAGAATCCTACTTCGATCTTGTTTGCTGCCTCTGATGCTGATGGTAAAGTATTTGTATACGACATCATTTATGCAAAAGAGACTTCTATTGAAGACCTTGCTATGAGAGTACACGAGAAACTAAAGAATAGTGTGGATTATACATTCTTGGCTGATCCTAGTATTCAAAGAACGGAAAGAGATGGAAACACTATTGCTGGAGAGTGGGATGACTATGGTATTGAATGGGAACCAGCAAAGAATGATAAAAGAGCGGGTTATGATAGGGTGGCAAGATATTTGACACCTTATGAAGACAATTATGTAAACCTTGTATTTTTTGATGTTCCGCAGATGCTATCTCTTAAAGATGAGATAATGGATTATAAATGGCGTGAATTGAAATATGGTTCGAACACTAGACCGCAATTTGAAGAAGCGGTAAAAGTTAATGACCACGCTATGGACTGTTTGAAATATTTGATTCACTATGTTGAGGATGCTAGTGAGCCTGTTAAGAAAGATTATGAATTTGATTGGTATGAAACTATGAGAAATGAAGAAACCTGGATGTCTGTATGAGTGAACAAAAGTTAAAAGAATTACACGAAACCTTTGATGCAATGCTAAACTTTGATACCAAATTTTTGGAGGCTGCAAAAGAGTCTATGAAGTTTTATACAGGTTCTTATGGCACAGGACAATGGTCCGATGCTGACCTTAGAAAGCTTAGAGAAGAGGGCAGACCTCCACTTGAGTTGAACATTATATTACCAAAAGTAAACTCTGTAGTTGGTATGGAGAGATCGCAGAGAACCAAATTTAAAGCTATCCCTGTTGGTAATTCTGATGACGATGAAGCATTACTTACAACTTCTTTACTCTATCATTTAGACCAAGGTAAAAGATTACAGAATGTATTTACAAGAGTCCATAAAGATGGTGTGATTACAGGTCGTGGTTGGATAAGTGTAGAGGTTGAGCCAGGGGATGATTTTGTAGGAAAGATAAAAATTAAAAGAGAACCTTGGTATAATGTCTTGATGGACCCTGAAGCTGATACTCCTGATTGTTCTGAGTGGGCAAGGCTTGTAAGAACAAAGTTCGTTTCTTTTCAAAGATTGAAACAGATATTCCCTGACCAATTAGGGGATCTGAAAAAAGTTCAGGATGTGATGGCTACCGATCTAGACTTAACTCCTCCTGGTGAAGAGTATATGAGAGAGGAACGTGGTAATCGTTATTTAGAGGGTAACTATATCAACGAGTCTACTTACATAGACCCTATCAAAGAAAAAGCAAGGGTGGTCGAATTGTGGGAGAGAGAATTTGTAAGAGAATATTATTTGACCAATCCAAAATCTTCTCAGGTAGGCAATAAAGGGTATGCAACCAAAAAGTCAGCAGAAGAAGCTATTCGAGCTTTTAATAAGATTACGAAAGAGACTTCAAAGATTGCTAGAACCGATATAGAGTTACCTGAATTCAATGTCATTGAAAGAATCGTTCCTAAAACATTCTACACTATTTTTTCAGGTGGTCGGTTATTAATCGACAAAGAGCCAAACCCATATAGTCATAACCAATTTCCTTTGGTTCCTTATTTTTATTATTTCGAAGACACAGGTGGTGAGATAGAAACTTTTGGTGTGGTAGAGAATATGAAAGACCCACAACGTGAAAAGAATAAAAGAAGATCACAAGCTCTTGATATTATAAACAGAACTCCTAGAGGTGGTGGTGTTTATGTTCAAGGTTCTGTAACTGCGGATGAAATGAACAGAGCATCTAGTGCTGGTGAGTGGGTTGGAATCTCAGGACTTAAAGGAAAGTCTATTAGAGAATTTATGCAACAATGGAGTACTGCACATTTAGGACTTGTGTCTGCTGCAAATGCTATGGAAGAAAGAGCAGCTATTGATGCAAAAGAAATTTCAGGAGCAACAGACCCGATATTAGGTCAAGCTACAAGTTCTAAAGAATCAGGCTTTGCTGCTCAGACTAGAATCAGGCAAGGGATGTTGACCTTTCAAGAGCAGTTAGAAAACCTTGATAAGATGAAACGTCAGACATTAAGACTTGCTATTAAGAATATGCAACAATATTACACAAGAGATAAGATCGAAAGAATTATAGATACTAATCTTGATAATGAAGATGGTTTTCCACAAGAAGCAGTTACCAAGTTTTTAAACAACTTTAACAATCTCGAATTTGATATTCAGCTTGACGAGGGTCAAGATAGTGCAACAATGAGGTCTCTCAAAGCAGAGCAAGTTGCCAATATGATTCAAATGGGATTTCAAGACCTATTTCCATTATGGCTTGAGTTGAGTGGTCTTGAAGCTGGTGGTGATATACTTCAAAGGATTGAAGATAGAGAAGCTGCTAGAACTATTATGCAAGAGACAAAGGAAAATACATCACAATGAATCGTTTAGTGGTTGGAGTCTTAATGGTATTTTTGATTATTTTTATTGATGGATGTTATCAACCTAGTGAAATGTTTATTAAAGACATTAATGGAAAAGAACACTTTTATAATGAGATTGTTTTGTTTAATGCAGATTCTACAGAAAAATGGTGTTATACACACGAATCTTTTGAAAAGGTTAAAAAACTATATAGTTATAGCGATATGAGAAATAGAATTAATAAAAATATTAAAGTACAAAATGCAATAGGATGGAGAATGTTTTAATGAAAAGATTATCACCAAAACAAAAAAAGATAGCTAAAAAAGCTCCACCAAGAAACAAGATCACTAAAGCAGATTTTAAAGTTTTAAGACAATCAAAGAAAAGGAAATAAACAAATGTATGGTAGTATGAAAAAAACAAAAGCTAAAGTAAAGCCAATGGCTAAGAAAAAGAAAAAAGTTACGAAGAAGAAGAAAAAAACAGGATACGGATATTAATATTTCAAGCTAATGGGAAAGATTCAAGAGAGTAGCGGTGTAAGTTTTTCACTCAGTTTTTTAATTCAAGTCTTGTCTGCAATCGTCCTTTTTGTTTACGGATACAGTCAGTTGGATAGCAGAATCTTATTTGTTGAAAATTCAACTGGTTCAAATGCTACTAATATTGATGAGATTATAAAAGCTCAAGAAAAAAACCAGAATGCCGAAATCCCAGCCGATTACCGTCAATTTGAAATATTAAAAGCACACAAAGAATTACTAGCTCAGCATCAAGCAGAAATCATACGTCTGCAAGATAAAGTGTATCAATTGAATAGATTGTTGAGTATGAGAAGATAGATGTCAAGTGCAGAAAAAACTAAACCAGCATTATGGAAGAGAATTATTGCAAGTGTTAAGCGTGCATCAAAAGGTGGTCCCTCAGGAAAGTGGACGGCAAGAAAAGCACAACTTTCGGTTCAAAAATATAAAAAGCAAGGTGGCGGTTATCGTGGGCGTAAAAAGGCAAGTAATAAACTTGCAAAATGGACAAAGCAAAAATGGGATTATGTTAGCAAGGGTGATGAAAAGAAACCAAGAAAGCAAAGAGGTAGGTATCTACCTAAAAAAGTTAGAGAGTCACTTACCGCAGCAGAAAAAGCAGCAACGAACAGAAGAAAAAGAACTGCATCTGCAAGAGGAAAGTCAAGTGCTAAATACTCTCGTAAAGTAGCAAGAAAGGTAAGTAGGTCATAATGGAAAAAAATGTAAAAGCACCAAAAGGATTTCATTGGATGATTTCGGGAAATTCTAAAAAGTTAATGAAGAATCCACCTGGTGGTTACAAACCACATAAAAACTCTTCCTTGAATGCAAAATTTAAAGTGCAAATGAAGCACAAGAAAAAATAAAGATTTTTTTAATAACCCCCTGTATTACAGGATAAGGATAAGGAGAAAAAGATGAGTCGTGAATTGAAATACATAGACGAGGATAAGGAAGTAACAGGAGATGCCTATACATCAGAACCTCAAGAGGATAAAGGCAATCCTCAAGAGATGTCTGAGACTGCTGAAACCCCTAAATCAAATGAACAAAAAACGACCACCAGCGATACTGAGATGAGTAATGAAGGTTCTATTAAAGTCGGAACTAAGGAATTTAGTTCGGTCGGAGAATTTAAAAAATCATATGAAAATCTCGAAAAGGTACTAGGTAGACAATCAGGAGAGCTAGGTGAACTAAGAAAGAGTGTTGAACAGATGAGTACAAATATGAACAAAGTAGAGGAGCCTGTAAAAGAGGCACCCGTTTTTGATCCGTATGATTCATCAACACACGAACCTTACTTAAGCCATTTAGCTGAAAAGAAGTTCGAGGAAAAAATGAAACTTGCAAAAGTTGAACAATCACAAAAAAACGCTGAGAATGCTCAACGTCAAATGATTGAAGATTTCCGAAAAAAGAACCCTGACCTATCACAAGACCAGCTTATGCAAGTCGCTGAGTTTGCTGATAAGCGAGGTATATCAATAATTGATGACGCTTATCAGATTTTTAGCAATCAACAAAACCAAGAAAAAACTAAGAAACAAGCGGTGCAAGAGCATCAGGAGAAACTTAAAAAAGCTGCTGATACTCCCAAAACTCTTTCGTCTGTTTCAGGTTCGAATATAGATACATCCCAAGATTTTGATCGGATGTCTGACCGTGAGTGGTCAAAATTATCTCAGGACCAAAGACGTAAAGCTTTGATGGATGCACCTCAAGGATATTAGTTTTTCAGAAAGTAATCAAAAATGGCAACATTATCATATAGCGACAATTTAACTGTTGCAGAATCAAGCCAAGTCCCTGACGGGTTTATGGCTTCCGTTCTTGATACTGCACAAACCAATCAGGCTGCTGATGACATATGGGAAGCTTTAAGCGTTCCCGCTGGAGCAATAGTAAGTCAAGTTGGTCTTGTGGTCTTAACTGCTGAGGGTGGCACCCTTACAATTGATGTTGGTGATTCAGATGTAGATGGTTTTTTAGATGGTGTAAACGGAAATAGTGCTGGTGCAAGTTATAATAGTCTTAGCACAGGTACTCCCGCATATACCGCTGGAAAATATTTTTCATCTGCTGACACAATCGACTGTAAGTTCATAAACGCTGCTGATGCTGCTAAGATTCTTGTTTGGGCTAAGTTCCACGTTGTGAGAACTGATTATCACGGATAAGGAAGTGTAAATTATGGCAAAGACAAGTTGGGCAACAGGATTACAGGTTTCTCGTTGGGCGCAAGAGCTTTTCTACGAAGCTGGTAAGGAAATATATTTTGACAAAATGATGGGTGATGGACCTGACTCTTTAATTCAAGTTAAACACGAATTAGACGGAGTTCCAGGAAAAGACATCACTTTCGGTCTTGTTACAAACCTAAATGGTGCTGGTATTTCAGGAGATAATACTCTTGAGGGTAATGAAGAGACTTTAAACTCTCATTCTCAAACAGTATCAACATCTATGGTTAGAAACGCTATTAGATCAAATGGTAAATTCCAAGAGAGCAAAGCTCTTTTTGATTTCCGTTTAGAAGCTATGAGTTTATTAAAAACTTGGTTAGCTGAAACAATCGATAGCGCTATTTTCACAAGCCTCTCATCATCTCCAACTAGGAATTTAAGAGCAGATAATGGCGGTGACGCTATATCAGCTAGAACTAACCAAAGCACATTTAAATCTAATTTAGCTGCTGCTGACGTTATTTCTCTAGATGATATTTCTGCATTAAAGAAACTAGCAAAGATACCTGCTGGATCGTCAGAAATGAGAATGCGACCTGTTAGAATCGATGGAAACGAATATTACGTTTTAATCGTTCACCCAGAAGTTGCTTATGATCTTCGCAAACTAAGTTCTTACGTTCAAATACAACGTGAGGCTCAAGTAAGAGGAGATTCTAACCCATTATTCACAGGAGCAATCGGTGTGTATGATGGCGTGATTATTCACGAACACGAAAACATTGAGACATTTGACGATGGCGGTGGTGCAGCAGTACACGGGCATCCTAATTTATTTTTAGGAGCTCAAGCTGGATTATTCGCAAGAGTCTCTGAGCCAATGTGGGTCGAGAAATCCTTTGATTACGGAAACCAACTCGGTATAAGTGGTGGATTAATATATGGTACAGGAAAATCTCTGTTTAATTCAGAAGATTATTCTACTATCGCATATTATACTTCTTCTACTGATTTTACTCCGTAGCAAAGTAATCAATAACGAGTTTTGGTATGGGGCGTTTATTCGCCCCTACTAAAACAAAATAAAGAAAGAAGAAATGGCAACATTAGCAACATTAGAAGATCAAGTTAGAGTAAAGATGAATTTATCTGCAAGTGATACATCTCCGTTATCAGATGCTATGATAAATCAATTTATTCTTGATGCACAAAACGAAATAGTAAGTCTAATGCCTGATGATGCTTTATATAATTTGGTAGAACTATCACAAAGTAATCCTGGATCAACAGGCTCTACAAGTGTAGTAAGCATTCCTAGTGATGCTTTTAGGATTCTATCAGTAAGATTTAAAGAGGCTAGTGGGTCTCTAACTTATGCACAAAAAATAACTCCACAAGTGATGGATAAGGTGTTAAGCGAAACATCATCATTTCCATCAGTAAATGGTAAATATTATGCCATAAAAGATGGGTCTATTCTTTTGTCACAAGCTTGTGTAAATGAAAGTAATTCCGCTGAGGTTTCTTATATCAAGTTACCACAAACCACAACAGGAACAGAGTGTGACCTACCTGAATGGTTGCAACCATTAATGGTTGATTATGCAGTTGCACAAGCAAAAAAACAAATTGAGGAATATCAAGTTGCTCAATTAATTATGAACGATTTTTATCAAAGATTAGGAGCGTTATCCCAAAGATATGCTGGGATACATAAACTATAATGGCATTAAATGAAACAACATTAAGAACAATTAGAAGTGATCTAGCTGCAAGACTTGATGATATTGCACCTAATAAGTTTAGCGAACAAGAGTTAAACTATTGGTTAAATCTATCTCAGCAAGATGTTGCTAGAAGATTATCTTCTATTGCTAATCTATGGTACGGAACATCAGAATCAATATCTTTAACTGCAACTAATAATTCAATTACAACAGTTAGTTTAACTGGAAACTACGCTGCTACAAAGGTAATGAAGTTTGTAAAACTTATTCTAGCAAACGGAACAAATGTTCCTTTTATAGAAGACTTTAGAATACATACTTTATTATCAAATACTGCTTATGATAACTCTTATTTTGTTAATTGGTTTGGTGAGAATTTATATCTTTTTGTAGGTAGTTCAGCAACCGCTTTATCAGGTAATTCAGCCACATTATTTTTTATAAGAAAGCCAACTACTATGGGTAATGATACAAGTACAGTTGATATACCTGAAGAGTATCAAGACCTAGTTGTATTATCAGCTATAAGCAAAGCAGCAACAAAATTAAATATGCAAGGAATCAAGCAAGTTGCTGAACAAGACTTAAACAACAAACTTAATGAGGTGAGAAATGTATATGCTCTTGACACACAAGTAAAACAGGTCGAGGAGCCTCACGGAGTACAAACACCAAGGATGAATTGATATGAATTTAAAAGAAATTAGGTCCAAGGTAAGACAATTGACAAACGAGCCATCAGCAGAAAAAGTTACAGATGGAATTGTAAATGATTTTATCAACGAGGCTCAAATGATAATTGTTGATGAGGGGGATCTATTAGAATCTTTTGTAACCCTGTCAGGAGATACAAATAGTTCTTATCAGCGTTATGATTTAAATGGAGAGATTTGGAAAGCTGAGGGGTTAGGTGATGCTACCTCTATCAGATTTATGAAAGTAAAACGAGTTGATCTTGGGGATTATAAAATAGAAAGAATTGGTATGCACGAAATATCAGATGTAGACACAACTACATATTCAGCATCCAATAATTTTTTTACATCTGATAGTCAACTATTTTTGGTGAAAGCGTAATGAGTAAAAATTCAGTATTAAAATCGTATTCGGGTTCTTTTTATTATATAACAAGAGATGCAAAGCTTGGTATTTATCCAACCCCAGCAACAGGCAAAGAGTTAAAGGTTTATTATACACCAACACCTCTTGAGATGACACAAGACACAACGGAGCCTGAAATAGATAAGCAATATCATTTGGCTTTAGTGTACTATGCAGCAGCAAGGGTAATGGAGTTAAAAGGAGACTTACAACAAGCTCAATATTTTGATGTACAATTTTTAAGGTATAAAGAAACCGCAGTTATGTTTGGTCATAAAAAAGGTGGTGAGTCTTACTTTAAAACGGAGTACAATGATTTCTAATGCCAGGACCAAAGAAAAAATTAAACATAAGAAGCTTTGCTGGAGGGCTTGTAACTCATTTATCTGAGTTTGATATAAATAATGATGCTTATCAAAGCTTTACAAATGTTGTAAACGATAAAGTTGGTAGGGCTGAAAAAAGAGGTGCTACAACAACAAAAGGTAATACAACTCAAACATTAGTATCAGGCGGTTCTCTTCCTGAACATTCAATGGGGTTAGCTTATTACAGGGCAGAGTTTGACAAAGATGGAACAAGTGCGAGTACACCATTTTATTATGCCTACAGAATTAATTCAGATCGTTCAGATGTAAGTTTTATAAGAACACAAGACAATGGTACAAATTGGGTTTTAGCCTGGGATGTAGATGCAAGTGGGCAATGGGATAATATAGCTAATGCTAAAACACAACACATTAATATCTTTGAACACAATCAAGTATTAAGGATTAGTGATGGTCAATTTGAACAAGATGACCACGAATCAAAATGGTATGGGTTTATTAAAAGAGATCGGTTTGGACAAGGGATTACTTATGATGAGCCTGAAAAACCAGCAGTTCCTCTTACAGGAAGTCCTGTTTATACAAAACAAAGTAATGCTTGGCACGTTTATAACACTCGTATAAGACCACCTGTATTAAACCAAATGAGTATGACTTGGGATAAAGATGACCAAGTAAAAGACACGGCTAATGTTGGTTTATATATTCATCACCCTGACCACGCTGCAAATATATTTGGACCTGACCAACCCGCTGGTACGTTTAACAATGAAGACCTTTATACAGTTACTTATATTTATGATTATGTACAAGAGTCAGCTCTAGCAAAATCACAAACAGGTGAAATTGGTATTCAAAGTATGGAAGATTCGGGAGATGGTACAAGAATGCCTGGTATTCAAATTGTGCTAAATGTAAGAGATATGTATATCAAAGATGAAGATAATCAAAGAATTACAGGAATAAATGTATATTGGAAACCCAAAGGGGAAGTTGATTATTACTTGGTAGCACATTGTGATATGGGAATTGGATGGTCAAATGATTACAAAGCAATTCGTGTTGGAGATACAACCACTTCAGGTTCAGCATCAGCACCTGTACCAACAAATATAGGAACAACCACATAATGGCATATGGTGATTTTAGATCGGGTAGTTCAACAGTTAGTGGAGGTCTAGTTGTTCAAAGAGCAAGAAATATGGGATATTGGCTACCTTGTCCTGATTGGGCTAGTATTGGAAGTAGAGCTACAAGCATTAACCTTACAGGTGGAGATGAAAACACAGTTCAAAGTTCAAGTGCTTTTGCAAATTTTGTTGCTGGTGATATGGTTTTTTTACACTATGAAAATGATGTACAAGACTTAAGAGATTACAGAACATTGGTTGGAATTATAAATACAGTTACTAGTACGTCAGTATTAGAAATGACAGAAAATATGATAAACCACGCTGCAAATATGGATGCAACTCCAGGAGATAGATATATGACAGGCTCTTCCGTTGCAACAGATAAAATAGCAACTTGGTATATTCCTAATGATGCTTTTAAAGGTGAAACCTATCAAAGTCGTACAGGAAGATATGCTGGTCAAAAGATACCAGCAATTAGATGGAAAGCATCAGCAGTTATCAATGATATTACATTTTATGGAAATGTTCGTACAAGTGACGAAAACGACCAAACAGTAAGAGAGCGTTCAAGAGTTTACTTTTCTCCTATTTTTCAACCTGACGTAATTAATTTTAGTGCATATAAAGATTTTGGAAGATTAGATGGAG